GAAAGTATAGGAGTCAGAGTGTTGCCTAGTGGATACTGCCAACTCTACAATACACGTAGAGGAGGTCTATCTACATTTGCACCCAATACATCAACAGCAGTTATCATGGGTGAAGAAGTCCATGTTCAAACTAAGAGTGGAAGAACACAGATATATCGTATAAACAATAATAGAACAGGAGTTTTAGGACCTATCAGGACATTTTAATGGAACTTAAGGACTGGTTGAACTCTATCAACTTTACTAAAGAGAACTTGATAGAAGATGACCCCGAAGCAATCAAATCATACCCACCCTATATTGTAAACAGATGTTTGTCTGGACATCTTGACACTATCCTGTTTGCAAATGAAATGAATAAGTATAGTAACATTGACAAGGACTTACAGTACTCCTTCTTGCTATATACTTTAAGGAAACGAAAGCGTTTCTCACCTTGGTTGAAGAAAGAACAGATTGAAAATCTGGATCTAGTTAAAAAACACTATGGATATAGTAACGAGAAAGCGAGGATCGCAGTAAATCTTCTCACCAAAACCCAAATTGAACACATTCGTAACAAACATGATATGGGAGGAAAACGATGACTGCGATCACAGAAGAGATAAAGTGGACTTCTGATAGTATGATAGAGGTAGGTTTGAAAGAACCTGATGATTTTCTCAAGGTAAGAGAAACACTGACAAGAATTGGAGTAGCATCCAGAAAAGAAAAGAAGTTATATCAATCATGTCATATACTACACAAACAAGGTAGATATTTTATTGTGCATTTTAAAGAGTTGTTCGCACTGGATGGAAAGAAAGCGAACCTAAGTCTTAATGATGTGCAACGTAGGAATCGTATAGTGCAGCTGCTAGGTGATTGGGGTTTAGTATCAATCAATAGCAAAGAGAGTATTGCTGATGTAGCACCTTTAAGTCAGATCAAAGTTCTTGCTTATAAAGAAAAACATGAATGGACACTAGAGAGTAAGTACAACATAGGAAAGAAGAAGGAGGAATAACCGAACCTCCTTTTTTGTGTCTGCTGTTATAATTAGTAGTGTCGCCTTAGGGGACACAATTCACACTCGCTTAATAAGGAGAACCATGATGGACATTCAAAGGTACAGTGCTGCCGATTTACCAACATTATTCGACGCTATACAAAAACATAGCATAGGTTGGAACAACTACTTCGATAGAATAAATGACATTCGAGGTACATCAAACTACCCACCATATAATGTAATACATGTAAGTAATGAAATTTCTAAATTAGAAGTTGCACTAGCAGGATTTAAAAAATCAGAAATTAAAGTTTACACAGAGTATGGTAAACTATTAGTCGAAGGGACTAAACCAGAAGATGAGAAAAAACTATATGACTCTGAGGATTATGCACACAGAGGAATGGCACAAAGATCATTCTCTAGGTCATGGTCACTATCAGATGACATAGAAGTCAGGGAAGTAGTTTTTGAAGATGGATTACTTTCAATCACACTCGGTAAGGTAGTTCCTGAGCATCACGCAAGAAAAGATTACATCTAATACATAGAGGGGTTGACAATCGTTAACTCCTCTTTTATAATATATGGGTATTGTTAAAAACTATGGCAAAGAAGATGAAAAATATAACTGCAGAGGCAGAAGAAACTCCTGCAGTAGGGATAGTTAAAGCAGAAAGAGTTAAAGTATTGATGCTCCAGAATGGAGACAATGTAATATGTGATATTCAAGAAGCTACACATAAAGATACTGGAGAGAGACAGGCATACATTCTAAACTTTCCTTACAAAGTTGAGTATGAACAACCTAAACTTGACAGTACAGGTATCGTAACTGAACCAGAAGTAAAAGTACATTATTCACCATACTGCCCACTAACACCTGAGGTTAGAATACCAATCAACCCTGCAGCAGTATTGACTATTGTAGAACCAGTGCCAAGTCTTCGTGATACATACATCAAGAATGTACAGAAGATGGGTGGAAGCGTAGAATGAGCGTAAAACTTTTATTATTAAAATCTGGTGAAGAAGTAATAACCGAAGCAAAAGAGATAGTGGATCCTAATACTAAAGAACCTATGGGATATCACTTACACAAACCCTTCAGATTAGATATTGTTTCTAATGATGGAGGGATTGTATTTAATAATGAAAGAGGATATCAGGTGTCTTGGTTTCCTTGGGCACCTTTGAGTAAGGATAAAGATTTTTATCTTCCAGCAGGACATGTATTAACAGCTTACGATCCATTAGATAGTATATCTGAACAATACATACAGGCAATTAGAGAAGAAAACTATGAAGAAAACTTTAAGCGTCACGAAGATATGATTGCAGGAGTTACAGATAGTGATCTAGATATGGAAGAAGTTTTTAAACAAGCAGAAAAAGCACTAGAAGATGAGGAGACTTAAAATATATGACAATGATACTGTAATTCATACATATACCACAGATCACAAATTTCAAGGTAGTAAACAAATAGAAATTGAAGGACCTGCTACAATAACAAAATGTTTAGTAGACTATCCTGCACTTGTAAATGGAAAATTTGGTATCATAACATTTGATCAACCAATAAAAAATCCGCTATATGATATGAACCTAGTTCCTCAACCATTTCCTATAGAAATAGGTAGGGGAACTTTTAAGTTTAAACATCTTATGTTCAACGGTCCTAGTTACTTTAACATTAGAGTTGACAAATACAAACCCAAGATGTATATTGGTAATCTAATTACTAAAGAATTTATACCAGAGTTGAAAACAATTGAACCTGTATATACTTACAGGAAAAAGGATAACAATATATGGAATAAAAGAGATTTACAAAAATTAGAACAGTTATGCAAACAATGATAATAATCCTTAAGAGTGGGGTACACCTCATATCTAAGGTAGAACAATTAGAAGAAGAACCAAGTTGTCATTTACAAGATCCTTATCTTATTAAGGATGATGGCACCTTGGAACCGTGGCCAAGTTACACTGATGATGTAGATATATTGATATATTCTGACTTTATTGCTACAATAGTAAATGCAACATCAGCAATGAAGGCAAAGTATAAAGCGGTAACTAAATGAGTTTTTACACCAACGTACAACTTGTTGGAGATAATTTACTTTACCTTGGGTACGAAGATGGACAACGTATTCAACGTAAGTTCAAATTCTCTCCAACTCTTTTTGTTGTTACTGATAAAAAAACTAAACAAAAAACCCTTGATGGAAGGTATGCCAAAGCTATCAAGTTTGATTCAGTAAAAGAAGCAAAAGGATTTATAGAACAATACAAAGAAGTACAAAACTTTGAGGTACATGGTTATGACAGATATCTCTATCAATTCATCTCGGAAGAGTTTCCGCAAGAGGTTGATTACGAATTTAAAAATCTTAAAACTACATCTCTTGATATCGAGGTGGCATGTGAGAATGGCTTTCCTAACGTGCAGGAATGCTCGCAACCTCTTCTTAGCATTACAGTACAGGACTATCTCAGCCGTAAGATCAAAGTATGGGGTACCAAACCGTATACAAACAATCGAGATGACGTTGAGTATGTACTGTGTGACGATGAAGAACATTTGCTCCGTTGTTTTCTTGACTATTGGACTACTAATTTCCCAGATATTCTCACGGGGTGGAATGTAGAACTATATGATATCCCGTACATATGTGGACGTCTAGAAAGATTGTTTGGTGAAAAAGAAATGAAACAAATATCCCCTTGGGGTATTGTGTATAGAGAAGATATAGAGATAAAAGGTCGTCAACAAATACTTTATAATATTTTTGGGATCAATGTGGTTGACTACATGGATCTTTATAAGAAGTTTACATACACTAATCAGGAATCTTATAGGTTAGATCATATAGCATTTGTAGAATTGGGTCAAAAGAAAGTTGATCACAGTGAGTTTGAAAACTTCAAACAGTTTTATACTAATGATTGGCAGAAGTTTATTGACTATAACATCGTTGACGTGGAACTTGTCATACGTCTAGAAGAAAAGATGAAGTTGTTAGAACTTGCTGTTGCTCTAGCATATGACGCTAAAGTTAATATCAGGGATGTATACTACCAAGTAAGAATGTGGGATACGATAATATATAATTTTTTAAAGGACAAGAACATAGTAGTTCCTCCTGCAAAAAGATCAAGTAAAGATGAAAAATACGAAGGTGCTTATGTTAAGGAACCGAAAGCAGGACGCTATGATTGGGTGGTTAGTTTTGACCTCAATAGTCTGTACCCTCATCTTATTATGCAATACAATATTTCCCCAGAAACCCTCGTTGAAAAACGACACCCATCAGCAACTGTTAATAAGATATTATCTCAAAAAATAGATATCCCAAAAGAATATGCTGTGTGTGCTAATGGTGCTATGTATCGTAAAGACATACATGGATTTTTACCTGAGATTATGCAGAAGATATACGATGAACGTGTGCAATCTAAAAAACTTATGCTCGTAGCAAAGCAAGAGTATGAAAAAACTCCAACTAAAGAACTAGAAAAAAAGATAAGTAAATTCAACAACATACAAATGGCACGTAAGATTCAATTGAACAGTGCTTATGGTGCTATCGGCAATCAATACTTTAGATATTATAATCTAAAAAATGCTGAAGCTATTACTATGTCAGGTCAAGTTTCTATTCGTTGGATAGAACATGAAATGAACCTGTATCTAAACAAAATTTTGAAAACGGAGAAAGAAGATTATGTTATTGCTAGTGATACTGATAGTATCTACCTTAATCTGGGTCCTCTGGTTGAAGGTGTATACAAGGGCAGAGAGAAAACTGATAAAAGCGTTGTCTCGTTCCTTAATAAGATCTGTTCGATGGAACTTGAAAAACATATTTCGCGTTCTTACAAAGCGTTGGCAGCATACGTCAATGCCTACGACCAGAAAATGATAATGAAGCGAGAGAATATTGCTTCTACTGGTATCTGGACTGCTAAGAAAAGATATATGCTCAATGTATGGGATTCTGAAGGTGTAAGATATGATGAACCCAAGTTAAAAATGATGGGTATCGAAGCAGTTAAGTCTTCTACTCCTGCACCTTGTCGTACTGCAATTAAAAATGCTATACAAGTGATGATGAATGGCACAGAAGCTGATCTTTTATCTTACATAGATACTTTCAAAACTGAATTCAATTCGTTACCACCAGAAGACATTGCATTTCCGAGGTCAGTAAATGGACTACGTAAATTCAAGGCGTCA